GGATCATAAAAGCCACTCTTAATGAGTATCCAAGTATACATGAAAGGTCTATCTTGTATACCATCATATTTTTTTATATCTATGGCTTTAAACATGGGTTTAGTCATATTACTGTAAGAATCGAACATCAAATACTTAACCATATTATGCCAATCTATACCAAAAACATTCATACCAATACCGGATTCATTATAAATTCTATTATGCATAAACCATGATGAAAATTGGCAGTATTCTTTTTTTTCTTCAATTAATTGAACTATACCGCCATTGGAAAAAATTCTTCCCTTACCATTTTTAACTTTATCTGCGGGTAAGGTTTCACATTTCCAAGTATCTTCAAAATATTGTATTAACCTATTACCTTTCGAATTTTCATCATGAAATTCTTGTACTGAATTTATAATTTCTTTAGCGAGAGGAGTGTCGAACAAATATTCATCGCCATTTCCAAAAGCTTCTTGTTTTCCTTTAAGTAAAGGATCCTTATGTGTAAGTTTTTCTTTGAACCGGGGCCCAAGGGAAGTACTTCTATTAACGCCTCGAAAATAGACATCAGTAGAGGAACCTGCAATGGCCTCGTAAGTCGTGATATTCTTTGAAATATCAAACATATAAGTCGATCTTTTACTATAAAACCACTTTCTATATTGTGCGAGGACCTCCAACAACCCTAAGTCAACATGTACATGAGCAGGAACATTCTTGCTCATAGCAACGCTGTAAGGTTTAATAGTCTCTCCATTTACAAATATAGTTTTAGGACTAGCTGGCATAGTTGTAACTGTACCAACGTGGTGTAAAGGAGCTTTAACAATTGTGTTTCTAAATGGTACTACTTTGTCCGTAATCTTGCAGTAAGGTATATGTGTTTTATTTGGAACATCCATATGTGGTTCATAATTTTCTATATAATTACTGTCTTGAGTAGGTGAATCGGTATTGTCAAAATATTTAAAAATAGCATCTACATCTTCTCTAAACAACCTAATAGACGTACCAATGCGGATATGAGGATCACCCGCAGTGTGGAAACCAACAATTTTTCGTCCTGACGAAGATGGGTTGGACAGTGTGAGTATTGACCCACAATCACCACCACCTGTAGCAATTGTATATTTCCAACTAACACCATGTGAGTATTCCATATACTTAACAGACCCAAAACTAGTACTTTTTAAGTCACTAGCTCTAACTATAAGTTGGTTTGCAGAATTTGGCGTCCAAAGGTTGCAAGAATAAGTAGCATTTTCATCAATTTCCTTATATGATAAGAAATGCTTAGCTATTTTACTATAAACTTTAACAATTACTGGAGGAAGTCTAACAACGGTCATATCTTTATCTTTGAACCGTTCTAAACAAAAGAAATGATCTTCTTCTGGAACCCAAAATAATGGTCGGTTATTAGGATCATTAGCACAAGAT